CATCTCCGCGCCTTCGCGCTGGACGGTCTGACGGGGACATCGTCGCTGTCGACGCATCAGGAGTCGATCGGGCGGGCCCTCGCGCTGGAGCGGTATGGAGCCTCGTTCTTCGGGAACGGCGCGATCCCGGGCGGCGTCATCGAGCTGCCTGGGACCCTCGGGGATAAGGCGTACGAGCGGCTTCTCGCGGCGTGGAACGCGCGGCACCAGGGCCTCGACAGGGCCCACCGAATCGCGCTTCTCGAGGACGGTGGCAAGTTCCACGAGACGAGTGTCCCCAACGAGAAAGCGCAGTTCAACGAGAGCGAGCGGTCGTCGACCGAGCAGATGGGCCGCATCAACCGGATCCCGCCGCACCTGATCGGGGACCTGTCGCGGGCGACGTTCTCGAACATCGAGCACCAGGCGATCGACTACGTCGTGCATTCCATCCGGACGCACGCGGTGCGGTGGGAGAGGGCGGTTCACGGGCAGATTTACACGGCGGCCGACCGCCGGACGCACTTCTCGGAGTTCCTGCTCGATGCCCTGCTCCGCGGCGACTCCGTGAGCCGCGCGAGCACGTTGGCCGTCCTGCGACAGAACGGGATCATCAACGCGGACGAGTGGCGCGGGCTGGAGAACATGAACCCGATCGGCGATGAGTCCGGGACGGCCTACCTCGTGAACGGGAGCATGGTGCCGGTAAATCAGGCGCTTCGACCGAAGCAGCCGGGCCGGGAGCCGGCGCCCGCCGATCAAGGCCGGATGTTGCTACCGCTCTACCGGGCCGCTGCGGAGCGGTGCATCAGGAAGGAGGCGGCGGCCATCGACAAAGCCCTCGACCGAATCCTGAAGGTTGAGGGGATGCGCGCCTTCGAGGGCTGGCTGCTCGAGTTCTACCGCCAGCAGGGCGAGACGGTGCGGCAGGCGTTCGTGCCGCTCGCGGTCGCCACGGGTGAGATGGTACGCGGCGAGACGGGCCCGGACCTCGGCGACTGGGCGCTGGCCCACGTCCGTGGCCTGGCGCTGGCCAGGGAGAAGGCGGCGCAAGAGGAGATTCGGGGGATCGTGGCGTCAGGGCCCTCCGACCTCGTTGGGACCCTCAAGGGCATGGTGTCCCGCTGGCAGAAGGAAGAGCCTGAGAAGGTGGCGGTGCGCGAGCTGGCCGGGACGGTGGCTGCCGCGCGGAAGTTCATCACCGAGCGCACGGCCGCGCTCGTCGCGTAGGAGGCGGAACATGGAGCGCAGGGCATTCGAGATCAAGGAACTCCGGGTCGAGCGGGTCGAGGGCCGCGGCGTCAAGCTGGGCGGCTACGCTGCGGTTTTCGATTCCGAGAGCGTAGACCTGGGAGGCTTCACGGAGCGGATCGCGCGCGGCGCCTTCTCCGGGAGCCTGGCAAAGGACGTCGTGGCGCTCGTGAACCACAACCCGGACAAGCCGCTGGCCCGGACCTCGGCAGGCTCGCTGAAGCTGGTCGAGGACGAGCGGGGACTGGCGTTCGAGGCCGGGCCGTTGCCGGACACCTCGCACGCCAGGGACGTGGTTGCCGACATCGAGGCCGGGAATATCCGCGGGATGTCGTTCGCTTTCCGGACGCTTCAGGACGTGTGGGCCAAGGTGGGGCCCGGGAAGTGGCTCCGGACGCTGCTCGACGTGGAGCTGCTCGACGTGAGCCCAGTGACCTGGCCGGCGTACCCCTCGACCGAGGTGGCGCTCCGTGCGCAGGACGGCGCCGCCGAGGCACTGGCGGGGCTGGCGAAGGCCCAGGCTGCCGACGAGGCGCGGGAGCGTCGGCTGCGGCTGTTGGAGCTGGGCGGCTGAGATTCCACAAGCAACGCGATGGCGAATGGGTGGCCCCAAAGCGTAAAGGTTTCCTCATGAAGTGCTGCGATTGTGGTCTCGTCCACCGACTCGACTTCAGCCTGATCAGGCATGGGCGTGGCCGGAGGATCTTGTTCCGTGCCTACCGCCGCGACCGGGGCCGGCGACGGAGGACTTGACAGCCGTGCTACGCTCGTCCCGTAGGCCGTGCCGCTACGCCCCCGCGGGGGGCTGGGTCCTGTAGGACATCCGGTAGCGACGCCGCGAAGCTGCCCGCCACTCGGTAGAGAGGCGCGAGGCTCCGAGGTACCAGAACCGATCTGGTGCCGGCGGGGTTTCGCGCCTTTTCCCATTCCGGCCCGAAGCCCTCCGGTCACCGCACTGGAGGAGACAGAAGGCCATGACGATCGCCGAGAAGCAGGCCGAGCGAGCCCGCCTCGTCAAGGAGATGCGGGCGATCAACGACGCGGTCAAGGACCGCGCCTGGACCCCCGACGAGACCGAGAAGTACGCCAAGATCGAGGCCGACGTCGACAATCTCGGCACCGAGCTCGAGGCCGAGCAGAAGCGCACGGAGCGCGCCTCCAAGCTCGTCGACCTCGAGAAGCGCATCGCGGAGCCCGGAAAGCCGGCGACGAAGCCGGAGCCCGTCGCGGCCCGCGGGAAGTCCGCCAGTCCCCTCGCCTCCCCCGAGTACCGGGACGCCTTCGAGGTCTACCTCAACGGCGGCATGGGTGCCTTCTCGGCCGAGGTCGCCAAGCGCGCCGACACCCTGGCGGCCGGTGTCTTCACCAAGGCCGGCGCTCTCATCGGCCCCGAGGAGTTCGTGGCCGAGCTGATCAAGGGCGTCGACAACGACGTCTTCGTCCGGCGGTACGCCCGGCGTTTCCAGATCGCGTCCGCCGTGAGTCTGGGCGTCCCGACGCTCGACACCGACATCGACGACGCCAACTGGACCGCCGAGCTGCTCACCGGCAGCCAGGGCGACATCGCGGTCGGCAAGCGCGAGCTGCGGCCGCACCCGATGGCGAAGCGGGTCAAGATCAGCAAGACCCTGGACCGCCTGTCCGCCATCCCGATCGCGACGCTCGTGCAGGAGCGCCTCCGCTACAAGTTCGGCATCACCGACGAGAAGGCGTTCCTGTCCGGGACCGGCGTCCAGCAGCCGCTCGGCATCTTCGTGGCGTCCGCCGACGGCGTCCCGACCACGCAGGACGTCTCGACCGACAACACGGCGACCGCCATCACGGCCGACGGGCTCATCAACGCGAAGCACTTCATGAAGGCCCAGTACTGGCGCGGCGCCCGCTGGGCGTTCCACCGCGACGCCGTGAAGATGATCCGGAAGCTGAAGGACGGCAACGGCCAGTACATCTGGGGCATGGGCCTCGCGGGTCAGCCGGACACGCTCCTCGATCTCCCGATGGACATCTCGGAGTACGTGCCGAACACCTTCACGACGCTCCTCTACGTCGGGGCGCTCGCCTACTGGCCGGCGTACTGGATCGTGGACGCCCTGGACATGACGGTCCAGTTCCTCGACCAGCTCTACGCCGAGACCAACACGAACGGCTACATCGCGCGCAAGGAAACGGACGGCGCGCCCACGCTCGCCGAGGCCTTCGTCCGCGTGAAGCTCGCGTAAGCGAAGCCAGGAAGGAAGAAAGATCATGTTGCTCTCTCAGGTGAAGGTCGATCAGATCCTCGGCTACGTCGCGGCCGGGACCACCAAGCGGACGTCGAGCATCATCGACATGGCCAACTACGACGGCGTCATGTTCGTCGTGGGGCTGGGCACGATTCTGGAGAACGGGACGCTCGACGCCTTCGTCGAGCAGCACACCCTCAACCAAACGTCGGGCATGGCCCGGCTGGCGACGACCGCGGCGTACACCGTGCTCGCCGCGGACGCGCTGAAGACGCAATCCTGCATCGTGGTGGACGTCTACCGCCCGCAGGAGCGGTACCTCCAGTGCAACATCACGCCGGCCGTGGCGAACGCGGTGGTCCTCGGGATCACCGCGATCCTCTACAACGGTCGGAAGAAGCCGGTCACGCAGGGCACGAGCGTCCTCGCGAGCACGAGCCTCTCGAACCCGGCCGAGGCGTAGAAGTCCTGACCCGGGCGGGGGCTCCCACTCTCCCGCCCGGGTCTCTCCAAGCGCGTTGCGCTAGGGCCACGGGGAGGCGGCCCGCAGCAAAGGAGAGCCGATGTCTTACCAGCCCAAGGTCTACAGGAAGCAGGGCGGCGCCGAACAGGTGATCGCCGACGGCGGTACGCTGACGGTCGAGAGCGGCGGCACCCTGGTGCTCGCGTCCGGGTCCACGCTGAACGACGACGGAGCGGTCCGCAACGTCCGCGTCAGGGCTACGGCGGCCGAGATCAACGGCGCTGGCGGCAAGACCGTTCTCGCCGCGAAGGCCGGTTACAAGTACCGGATCGTCGACGCGACGCTCATCGCTATCGGCGGCAACGCCTCTGGCGCAACATCTGTCGACCTCGTCACCACGCAGGCCGCCAGCGCCGCTCGTCCGCTCGTAGTCAGCGTAGCCGCCCTCACGCAGAGTGCGCGTGTGTCGATGGGCGAGGCTCCGGCCGCAGGCGCTTCCACGATCCTCGCGGACGGCGCGTCGTTCATCGCGAACGACGCGAACACCGGCGTCTTCCTCGCGAAACAGGCGGCCGGCAGCGACCTGGCCACCTCGACGCACGTCGACTGCATCCTGACCTACGTCATGGAGAAGGCGTAGCGCCATGAAGGTCCAGATGAAGACGCTCGCCCGCGGCCCGGCCTTCATGGCCGACCCCGGCGACGTGCTTGACGTTCCCGAGGCCATGGGCCGCTCGCTGGTCGCGGCCGGGGCCGCCGAAGAGGTGGCGGAGGCCTCGCGGCCGCCCCTGGTCATGGCAGTCGAAGAGGCCATCGCGCCGCCCGCCGCAGAGACGGCCGTGGAGCCGAGACACTCGCACGAGAAGCACCGGCGCAAGGGGTAGGCAATGCCGCGTACGCTCTCGACCTATGCGCTCGCCTCGCTCGACGAGATGAAGAAGGCGTGCGGCGTGAACCTCGACACGGTCCTCACCGATGGTGACAACTTCCTCGAGAACCTCTACGACTCGCTGGAGTTCGCGTCCGACGAGGTCGAGCGGTACCTGCAGCGTCACCTGGTCACCCGCGGCAGCCTGACCGAGTACCACTCTGCGAGTCCGTCGGACCCGTCGGTGCTCTTCCTCCGGCAGTTTCCGATCATCTCGCCGACCGCCCCGGTCGTCGTCGAGGGGTACTGGAGCGCAGGCGCCTACGTCGTGTCGACGACCCTCACGGTCGGGACCGATTACGTGGCCCATGGGGAGGAGGGGAAGCTGATCAGACTCTCCGGCGGTGCGCCGACGTCATGGGCCATTGGCTACGAGGGCGTCCGGGTGGTCTATGCCGGCGGCTACGCCACGACGGCGGTCGTCCCGGATCATCTGCAGCGGGTCTGCCTGTCGCTCGCCTCCCGGCGCTTCGCGGAGGTGAATGGTGGTGTCGGCGGCGTGCAGAGCAAGACGGACGGGCTCGGGACAGTGACTCGCTTCCTCCCGGCCGAGCTGCTCAAGATGGAGCAGGACGCTCTGCGGAGCGAGCGGCGCTACTACACCACGGGGCGGGCCGCATGATCTCGCTGTCCCTCGACCTGAAGGGCGCCGACGAGCTCATTGCCAAGAGTCGGCTCCTGCCGAAGCTGCTCAGCCGCGCCGTCAAGAACAGCCTGACGCGGACCCTGCGCCGGACCGCGACGACCGTTCGGAGGGACATCCGAGGAGCCGCTATCGGCCGCGGCATCTGGGGCAAGGACGCCTCGGGACTCACCGCGCAGAAGCTCGTCACCATCATCCAGCCCCACGCGAGCGGCGATTCGATCGTGACGGGGCTCCGCTTCCGAGGTATTCCGCGGCTGATCGAGGAAGGCGGCCGGACGAAACCCCACAAGATCCAGAGCCGCAAGGGCAAGGCGGGCCTCCTCGTCTTCGAGGGCCGCCCCCGTGGTGAATGGGGTACGAGCAGCATCGTCGCGATCAGGAGCGTCCAGCATCCAGGGGGGCGGGTCCGGGCCCACGGCTTCGGCGGCTCCGCGCTGCGGCGCGACGAGCGGCTGTTCGCTGACGACGTGAACGCCTCGATCCGTCGTGTGTTGGACGCCGCGGAGGCCGCGCATGGCGTCTAGGCTTCAGACCGTCATCGAGGCGCTCGTGACCGCGCTCGCGGCGACTCTCGCGGGGACGGCCTACCCGCCGGACCAGGTCAAGGCCGTGCTGTTCTGGCCCGACGAGGAGGCCGTGCAGAAGTCGGGGCTGCGCACAGTCTACTTCGTGCGGCAGGGCCGACAGACGGACGGGCTGCCCGACAGTGGCACGGTGACGACGACGGTGGAGGTCTACATCCTGGCGGCCCGCTGGCTGGGCACAGAGGCACCACAGGCGATGCAGGACACGGCCCGGTGGGCGGTGTCGGCCGACCTTATGGCCGATGTCCAGGCGAAGCTCCTGGCGGCAGAAAACAACCCCGCCGGGAAGCTGTCAGGGACCGCCGGCCTCGTGACGCTGTTCGCCGGACCTGTCGAGATTGACCACGAGCGGCCCTCGGACACCGGGCAGTGGGTGGTCCCGGAGCTGCGCACGCTGGTCCGGTTCCGTCGGGAGCACGCCGACCGATGATCAAGATCGTGATGTGGCTCGACGATGGCCGCGAAGAGGTCACAGTGCTGAACGCGCAGCCGACGGCGCAAGAGCCGGAGCGGTCGCCCACGTCCTACTGGGAGGGGCTGCACCAGAGTTTCGCGGCGCGTCTCCACGAGAAAGAGAAGGAGGGCTAAATGCCCAAGGTGTTCGCACGCTTTCCGGGCGCCGAGATCCGGATCGGAAGCTACGGGACCGCCACGGCCGACGTCCCGGTGGACGTGCCGGACGCCGTCGCCCGGGAGCTCGCCGAGAACCCCGACGTGAAGATCGAGTCGCCGGCCCCCGCGCGCGGGCGCAAGGCGGCCCAGGAAGAGAAGGAGGGCTAGCCAATGCCCGTCAACTACATGCTCAGACGCGAGGTCGAGCTGGCCGTCCAGAAAGAGGCGACGTACGGGACGAGCCCCGGGGCCGTCGCGGGGACCGACGTCTTCAAGCACACGTCGAAGCTCCACATCACCTCGAACCGCGGGAGGTACGTCAGGGACCAGGATGCCGATTTCCAGCAGGCGTCGGTGCTCAGCGTCCAGTCGGGACGGCGCACCGCGAGCGTGAAGATCGACTGCGACGTCATCCCGAGCGGGAACGGGACCACGGTCACCGAGCCTGACATCGATGTCCTGCTCGAGGCCCACATGGGCTTCAAGCACAAGGCCACGGCCCACACCACGACCACGGCCGGCTCCGTCGGCACGAACCTGAAGCTGGCGGCCGGCGGCGTCGCGGCATCCGGAGTCGCGGTCGGCGACCTCATCGCGGTCGACGTCAGCGCGGTGGTCAGCTACGAGGTGCGCAGGGTGACGGCCCTCGTGGGTGGCGGCACCCCCGACGACATCACGCTCGACCGAGCCCTGACCGCGGACCCCGCGACGGGCCGCACCGTGAAGCTCGGTACTACCTACAAGCTGCTCAACACGGCCGCGATCTCGGTCTACGTCTGGCAGTGGATCGCCAGCACGCTGGCGCGACACGCGGTCCCGGGCTGCATCTTCCCCGACTTCGACATCACGGCCAGCTTCGCCCAGGAGGCGCCGCTCGTGACCTGCTCGTTCAGCGGCTCCGGCATTGACGAGGCCACGCACGCCGTCGCGCGCCCGACGCCATCCACGGCCGGCGTCCCTCTCGTCCCGGCCACCGGCTTCGTATGGTCCGGAGCATCGAAGCTCTATCTGCTCTCGGCGAACCTTAAGAGCAATGTCGGCCTCGAGCTGCGGAACAACGAAAGCGGGGCCCTGGCCCCGACCGGAGTGAAGCGGACCGGAAACAACAGCCGGTACAGCATCGAGCAGACACTCTCGATGCTCTACACGACCGGCGACCGCGACACTGCGGCGCTCTACGATGCGGCGAAGAGCAGCGACGCGACGCCGCTCTCGACGATCGTCCAGATCGGCGCGACGCCGGGCTCGATCGTGGCGTGGACGACGCCGAAGTTCACCTGTGACCCGGTGCGTGGCGAGCAGGATGGCGAGCTCTCGCTTCAGCTCTCGGGTCGCTGCATCGGGACAGCCGGGGACGACGAGTTGTTCCTCGCGTTCATCTGAAAGGGAGACGATGGCCTCGAAGCTTGTGATGTGGATCGAGAAGACGTTCTATCTGGCGGAGCAGCCTCTCGTCCTGAAGCTGAAGATCCCCTCGTTCGTGGACTCCCCGGAGTTCGCGCAGCGCATGGAGAAGGTCAAGACAATGGGCCCAGAGGGCGACATCTTCGCGCTTCTCTCGGGCGAGTGGTGCGAGGGGGTCTTCTCGAAGTGGGTGAGGCCGAAATCGCCGATCGAGACGGAGGATGGGACGATCACGACGGGGAAGGAGCTGTTCGGGATCGTGAACGTGGGGTTGGTGTTCGACGTGCTCGCGGAGCTGCGGCGCCTGGTGGCGCTGACGGAGGCCGAGGGAAAAGCCTCCGCCTCGCCCTCCACGCCACCTGTGGGAGCCGCGAGAGCGAGCGATGGAAGTTCCTCCCCTGCGCCATCCACCGGGCCCGTGGCTGGTCCGACGCCCTGAACTGCGATGCCCACCCTGGGCACGCGACCGTGTTCCGGGCGGGCAAGGTGGCGCTCGCGGTCTGCCCGTCTCGGGTGCTCGCCGAGGCGGGCTGGGCGACAGAGCTGATCGACTGGTGGATGTGGAGCGTCACGTGGGACGGTACGGGGACGCCGAGGGGGGCTCCGCGGTGGCCGTTCAAGGGTGGACTACTGCGGCAGCCGGCGCGGCTGGTGCAGGCCGTGAAGATCCTCCACGCCGAATGGCCCAGCGTGAGAGCGGAGCCCCGGGAAATCCGGGAGAGTTGATCCGATGAGCCAGCAACTCGACCTTCACGTCAAGGCTAAGGCGGAGTTCGAGGCCGCCTTCAAGAAGCTGCAGGACGAGCTAGTCAAGACGAAGGACAAGACAAGGGAGACCGGCTCTCACTTCGACTCGATGACGTCGACGTCGGGAAAGCTGGCCGACAGCATCGGGCGTACGGCGACCACGATGGCGCGTAGCGCGGAATCGTTCGGGCTCCCGGTGGGTCCGCTCCGCGCGCTCGATGACGTGATGGACGTCGCAGAGTTGGGCTTCAACGGTCTGACGAAGTCGGCCGCCGGCTTCAACGCGGCGTCGTTCGGGGTCGCCGGGGCGGGCCTCGCGATCGGGACGAGCATCGGGACTGCGCTTCGGAACCTGACCCCGCTGGGCGCGATGCTCGACAAGCTCGCAGACAAGTGGACCGGGCTGACGGCCGTCGAGTCGCAGGCCCGGAAGGCAAGCGGAGAAGCCTACGCGAAGCTGAAGGCAGGGCAACAGGAACTCCTCCACGCCAGCGAGGCCACGATCGCGTCGAAGCTGAAGGAAGTAGGTGCGACCTCCACGCTGGAGAAGGCATCGAAGCTGCTCGGCTTCGAGGTCAAGAACGTCGCTGACGCGGAGCGTGTGCTTGCGATCGCGGAGGCGAACAGCACGGCAGGACGAAAGCGCGCGACCGAGGAAAACAAGAAGGCCGCGGAGGAAATCCACAAGGGAATCAAGCGCGCCATCTTGGAGTGGACCGAGGGGAACGAGACCCTCGCCGCGAGCCTGAAAGAGCTGAGCAGCGTCGGAATGTCGCTGCCAGACCTCGCGCTTAAGCTGCCTGAGCCCGGCGCGCTCGGATCGATCAAGGATGCGACCCAGGCGACCTACGAGAACATGCTCAAGATGGCCGAGGGGGCCGCGAAGGCGGGGCTGGGCGCTGAGCAGATTCGCCTCAAGCTCGATGGTGCGGGGCTATCGGCGGAAGAGGTCGAGACGATCATTGGGCACCTTCCGCCACTACTCGACCATGCATCCAAGAAGACGTTTGACTGGCAGACCGCCCTTGAAGGCGTGGCGATTCTCGCCGACATGGTGGGCGGGGAGCTCGGTGATCTGGTTGGCGTCCTCGGCAATATCGGGGATTCCTTTGCCCGCATCAACGAGATGGAAGACGGCGCCGCGAAGAGCGCCGCGAAGCTGCAGGCCGGAATTTCTGCCGTGGGACAGATCGGCGCGTCACTCGCGAACAGCGCGACGCCGGCCGTTGCGAAGCTGGGCGGCGCTCTTCAGGGTGCCGCGGCTGGAGCAAAGCTCGGATCGGCGTTCGGTCCATGGGGAATCGCGATTGGAGCCGCGGCTGGTGCAGTTTTTGGTTTCATCAACAAAGCCAAGAAGCTGCGTGAGGAGCTGAAGAAAATAAAGGAGGGCTTCGCCGAGTCGATGGGTGGAATGGACGCGCTGAAGCTGAAGGCTACCCAGGCCGGTGTCTCCCTCGATGCGATGTTCAGGGCGAAGAGCAAGGACCAGCTCCTCAAGGCGATCGACGAGGTCAAGGACAAGCTCGGGACGTGGGGTCAGGCGCAGCAGGATCTGCAGGCGGCCATCGAGAAGTACGGCTTCACTATCGAGGAGCTCGGGCCGAAGTTCGCGCAGCAGGAGCTGGACAAGCAGGCCGCGCAGCTCATGAAGGAATTCCAGTTGCTCTCGGCTGCTGGCGTCGACGTGAACACGCTCATCGCCAAGATGGGGCCGGGGATGGTGGAGTTCGTGAACACGTCGATCGCGGCAGGCGCCTCGATCCCCGAGGCCATGCGGCCAATGGTGGAGGCGCTGATCGCCTCGGGCCAGCTCCTTGACGCGAACGGTGAGGCCTTCGGGAGCGCCGAGGAGGCCGGCATCACCTTCGCGAAGTCGCTCACCGACAGCATGGCGGACGTGATCAAGTCGATCGAAGACCTCGTGGCGGCGCTCACCGGGGTCCCGAACATCACGAGGACGGTCACGACCCGACATGAGGACAAGTACGGCCCACAGGAGAACGAAGAGCCTGCGATGGCCCGCGGCGGGATCGTCCTCCCCTTCGTCCCGCGCGCGGCGAACGGCATCGTCTCGGCGCAGCCTGGGGGGCGCCACGTCCTCGTCGGGGAGGGCGGGCAGGCCGAGCTCGTGGCGCCGGTGGCGGCGCTCGCGGACCGCATCGGCCGGGCCGCCGCTGCCGCAGCCGGCGGTGGCAAAGGTGGCGGAAACGTCTACCTCGACGGGCAACTCGTCGGGAAGTGGCTCGAGCGACGTTCCCGCGCGGGCCTGCTCGCGATCAGCTAGGAGGAGGGGCATGGCCGGCATTCCGCGTCTTTGCGTCACGAACAGGATCCAGTCACCCGCGACGGTCCTCACGGTTTCCTCGTCCGCTACTGGCTCGCCCGTCTCTCGGCTAAAGGACCAGCTCCGCTCGAAGACCTGGCGTAGCGCGACGGGCTGGACGATCGTCGCCGGCCAGAACGACAAGATCGACTTCAACCGTGGTGGTGTGCTGGCCGCGACAATCGTCTCCGGCACCTACGCTACGGGCGCGCTCCTCGCCGCCGCGATCGTGGCTGCGCTCGAAGCGGCCGACGCCGCGCCGGTCTGGGCCTGCACCTACTCGGGGACCACGTTCAAGTTCACCGTCTCGAGCGACCTCGCGTTCACGCTCCTGTGGTCGTCTGGCGCGAACACCGCGACGGCCTGCCACTACGAGCTGGGCTTCGCGGTGACCGATACCGGTTCCGCGACCACGCACACCGGGGCGACCGCGGTCTACACGTCGCGGCACTGGATCAAGGCCGACCTCGTGACGGCCGCCGCTGTCCTGGCCGGCATCGTCATCAACCACAACGCCGGCGCCGGCGGGACGTTCACGCTCCAGGGCAACGCGACCGACGCGTGGTCGGCGCCCACCGTGAACCAGGCGCTCTCCGGGGACGCCGCCATCCGCATCGCCTTCATCTCGACGCAGACGCTCCGTTACTGGCGCCTCGTGGTGAACGACTGCGGGAACGCGCTCGGTTACGGCGAAGTCGGCGTCTGGTTCGCTGGCCCGTACACGCAGCCGACGGTCAGCTACGCCATCGGCTTCACGAAACAGTGGGAGGAGCTGAGCGAGGTCACAGTCGCGATCGGCGGCGCCCACTTCCAGGACGAGAAGGCGCGGCGTCCGACATGGAGCCTTGCCTGGTCCGAAGTGCTCGAGGCTGACCGCGCTGCGCTTGCGGCGGCGTTTGCGCTCGTCCCGGCCGGGCGCTGCTTCTTCTTCAGCTTCGATGCGGTCACGACGCCGACTGACACCGAGTACGGTTTCCTGATGGAAGGCGTGAGCGAGACCCTGACGAGCGGGCTGTACTTCGACGTGCAGGTCCCCGTGTTCGCGGGGGCGCTCGGGTAGGCCGTGCCGGTCCCCGCGTCGGAAGCCATCGCCTCGGACGTAGGGCACGGTGCGCTCGGGGCGCGATCCGGCCTCCGGCCCTTCCGCGACCTCCTGTCTGAGACGGTAGGACAGCGGCACCTTTGGGTCGAGCTGAGACCGAAGAAGCTCCTCACGACGTGGATCGCGGAGGGTGGAGGCGTCTTTCGCAAGGCCGTGGCCGAGGTGTTCGATGGGGTCGTCCTCGACGTCGTCGGAGTCCAGACGCTTACCGAGACGCTTGTCCGAGTCGAGTCTCAGGCGCTTCTGACGGCCGGGCATTTCTACTACTCCGGAGCGACGCTGTACGTCTACCTCACCGGAGGAGTGGCTCCGTCGACGACGTCGGTCGTGGTGCAGCTCGGCGTACATGTCGGGTCGCATGGTGTGTACCAGCCCGTGCTTGGAGTCGATCGGCTCGCGAACGGGCCGTTTGAGGCGTGGACGGACCCGGGCGGCGGGATTCCCTGGACCCCTGACGGATGGACCGTTTCGAGCAGCGTGTCGGCCGGAACCATCGGGCTCGACAAGACGACCAGCGATCCCCTACAGGGCAACTACGCCGCGCGGATTTCGTTCACTGCGGCGACCGGCGCGATAGGTGTGCGCCAGGACTTCACGACGCTCGTCGCCGGGCAGGTCTACCGATTCAGCGGCGCTTATCGGGTGACGTCCACGGCAGGCGGGCTCATGGCGTCCGTCTACATCGACGACGCCGGCACCGGGTTCGTGCTGCCGGACGGTCGCACCATCGGTACCTCGACGAGGGCGTGGTCGGACGTGGCTGGGGCCGGCGAGTGGCGACGCTTCGCCTTCGACTTCGTGTGCCCGGCGTGGGGGACGCTGCGCGCCTCGCTCTTCGCGGAGACGGTGTCCGGGACGCAGAGCGGGCTCGTCGACTGGGACGACGTGCGGCTGCAGCCGGTCTACCGCTACGCCTACCACGAACCGCTACTCAGCATCGACAGCGTGCCGATCCTCGAGGCGGCTCGCGCTGACGCGTTCTGGGGAGAGATGTCGAGCGCACTCGGTTCGCTCTCGCTGCTCAACGGAGGCGGGCGCCTGGAGCCGCTCCTGGCAGCCTATGACTGGATCGGCGCGGACGCGATCTGCCGAGTCGGCGGGCGCTTCCAGCTCGGCGGAAACGAAATCCTCCTCGACGACTGCCCGGTGATCGCGAGCGGGAGGCTTGGAGCCCCGACCGTCACGGACTCCGGGGTGGCCTTCGATCTCGAGGACGATCGAAAGCTGGGGGAAAGGATCCTGCCCACCCGCACCTACAGCGACAGCGGAACCCCCGCGCTGGTGCAGTCGGACTTCGGGCGGTCCCGCGCCCTGCTCTTCGGAACCAAGCGGGCGATCAAGCCGGTTCAGTACGGGACCCACACCACCGGCGGCGGCGCGATTCCCCTGGGCTCGTACGAGGTGGTGGACTGCACCGACTGGGCTGCGGGCATCAAGGAATTCACGAGCGTTTCCTGGTACACAGACGAGGACGCCGCGACCGCGCGTGCTGCTAGTCGTCGTACCGTTGGGCCCTACGGATCGGACTTCGACTTCTTCGTGGCGACTGGGCGGTTCGACGTGCTGCTGGACATGCATCCCCTCGTGATTACGCAGGAGAACAACAAACTCCATTTCGACACCGGGGGCGCAGTGCTCAGCGCCGAGATCTCGCCGCAGACAAGCCACATGCACAAAGTGGCGTATGACCTCTACACCGCCATGCGCGCGCTCGACGGAGCCGACGTCACTGTCGGCTACGACGTCAGCGGACAACTGATGCACATCAGCAAGACGGCCGGCACGCTCAACCTCCGGTGTGCGACGGGGGCCGACGCACAGATGGGCGTGTGGGCGCTTCTCGGATTCAGCGCCGCGGCCGACAGAACGGGGTCGCTCAACTACGCTGCGGACACCACGATCCAGATGGAAGCGTACGACGCGGTTCTCCGCATCGACGCCATCGGCTTCAAGGACGACGCCTCCGGTACGTACACAGGTACCGCGAGCGCAACAATCGAGAAGGCGCCCGACATCGCGCGATTCATCCTGCGCGTCCTGCTCGGCGTCCCGGCCTCCGCAATTGACCTCCCGTCCTTCGTGGCAGCACGCGCGGTCGCGGACCGTCCGTGCTCTCTCTACGTCGGCAACCCGCGCACGGTGGCTGACATCTTCTCCGAGCTCGAAACAACGGGCAACATGGACCTCATGCTCAAGGGTGGCGTCTGGTACTGCCAGGCGCGCGACGCGACGACGCCGGTCGGAACCCCCGAGCTAGTCGACACCGACTTCCTGTCATTCGAGAGCCACTACGATCCGGAGGATCTCTTCAAGACCGTCTCGCTCACGTACAACGAATCGCCGGACGGGAGCAATGCCTACGGAGGAGGACTCCACCGTAGGGGGCCGAACCCATCCCCGAGCCCCGTCAAGATGGGCGAGGTCGAAGACGAGACGATCGCGCTGAGGTATGGCCGTTTCGATCAGAAGACCTTCGCTACCTGCCTGCGGGACGCGGCCGATGCGACCACGCCGCTGGCCGGCTCCCGTCTCGAGGAGATCGCGACCCAGGCCAGCACGAAACGTCGGCGCTTCACCTTCTCGACGAAGGGCAAGGCGCTGCAGGTCCCGGTCGGCGGGAAGCTCCTGCTGACGCGATCCCGCGGCCTCGACGCCACGGGTGCGCTCTCGGCCGTGCTGGTCCGGGTGCTCAGAAAGCGCGACGACTGGGGGCGATGGGTGAGCGACGTGGTGGCGATCGAAGTCGTCTAGCGGTGCGCCTGGACGATCGCGTTCCCGGCCAGCGCGACGTGCACGGCGACGATCGCCCAGCGCGCGATCCTGGCGCCCTTCGGGTGGCCGCGCTGCCGGAGGTGGTCGCACACCACGACCCCGGCCACCGCCACCGCGGCCTTCATCGCGATCGCGGGCGGGCCCGAGCGCATGAGGGGGTTGACCTCGACGAGGAGGCCGCGGTCGATCCCCCAGCGGCTGACCCCGAGGTCGAGCGCGGCTGAGCCACCGATCCAGGCGGCGTCGAGGCTGGCAGCCCGCAGCCGGCCACCGCGCTCCGCTGCCGGCGGCGGGGGAGGCGGGCCCCAGGGGTCGGCCGTCGGGATGGCCGTCTGGGCAGCGAGGAGCACGGCGGCGATGACGAGCATGGCCTACCTCCACCCGAGCAGTCGCTGTTGCACGGGCTCGCCCGCTCGGAGCTGCTCGAGCCGCGTGATCGCGTCGGCCGCGTCGGCCGGCAGGACGACAGAGTACGCCTGGTGGGTCCGGGTGTCACGATGGCCGAGCTGGGCCATGGCCACGTAGGGGGCCACCCCGGCGCGGCGCAGGTCTCGGGCGGCCGTGCGGCGCAGGTCATGGATCAGGGCCGCCGGGACCCCTGCCTTGATGGCTGCCTCGCGCCCGCGTGGTCGTACAGCCACCGTCGAGACATCCCGAGGCGGCGTGCCGTTTCGTCCACGCTGATCAATATAGGCCCCTGTGACGTAGCGTCAAGGCCCGTTTTCTGAATACCGCACGCGGCGAGCACTCGAAGTAGCGGGCATGGCACGGAAGCACCTCCCACCATCCGGTGTACGCTTCCTAGCCATTAGCGTCAGTGATGGCCGCCGACCCTGACCTGACCGGAAACCGGGTATGCCC